GCATCTTTGACTGGCTCTGCTATCAGTGTTCCATTGGGTGAAGATGAAATTGTTTGTATCTGCACCAATGCACGACGTATAGCTGATGAGATGTTGATAGAGAAGGAACGATGACTGTCTATATTGTCATTAATATGACAAACTATCAGGAAGCTGTTGTGGAATCAGTATGGACTACATGGGCTTTAGCTGATTCAGCTAGACACTATCATGCATTCCATGCAAATGGAAATCTTACAGACTACGTGATAATTGAACGTGAGTTGGATAAGACGAGGGCTGAACGATGAGTGAATCATACAGAGACTACTATCTGAAGCTAAGTAATGATGAGAAGGTTATCTTTCTCAGAACATTAGCCCAATGCAGATATGAGTGGATTCATTCAGCATGGCAATGGGTAGATGTTAGTCCGCGGACTGGATGGAGAAGAAGTGGAAATACTAACAGCACCAAAGCGTAATGTCATCTTTGATGCTACGCTTCTATCCTCAGTAATGAGTTGTGCTCGTTTAGTTGACCTGCGTTATCATCGAACGCTTGTGCCAATTAAAGGTGGTTCAACATCATTAGAGATGGGTTCGTGTGTCCATAAGATACTCGAAGAATACTACGTTCATGTGGTCAATGGCTTTCCACGGAATGTAGCTATTACTGCGGGTATGACGGCTGGTGCTTTGTTTGCACGCGGTTGTGAAGGATGCTCAGGCTTTAAGCCTAGTCCTGAGATTCCTACACCTATCTGTAAGCACAAAGTAGATGAGTATCCCGGCTTCTCAGTAGCTACTGATGAAGATAAGGAACTTGTCTTTAAGACAATGGACCAATACTTCGAGTTCTGGAAGAACGATAGTTGGACTCCATTGTTTGTAGAGAGAGTAGTTGGTAAGGTTCTCTATGAGGATGATGAACTTCGTATTCTATGGAAGGCTAAGGTAGACGTAGGTGTGGATACTAATCAGGGTATATTCCCTGTAGACCACAAGACCATGAAACAGCGACGTGATACATTATCGCTGAACAATCAATTCATTGGTCAGTGTTTAGTAATGGAGACTAGACAAACATGGATTAACAAGATTGGCTTTCAGACTACTCTCAAACCACAGGAAAAATTCCTCCGTGTTCCTATGAGCTATTCAGCTGATAGATTGATTGAATGGTCATCAGAGATTCTGCCGTATTGGGCAAAGATGTATCTGATGTTTCAAGAGGGAGGTTACTATCCACCTAATTTCACCCACTGTGAGAACAAGTTTGGTGTATGTGCATTCAAGGATGTATGTGAAGCTAACACCAACATGAGAGAAGAAGAACTCCGAATCAACTTCAAAATTGGAAACAAGTGGGACCCAACTAACGATTGACCTAAATGATAGAGGTAACTACCTATCATTTCAAGACAAGGCTACAGGCGAATATTATGTCACTACACAACTTGATTGCTAATGGTGGTAAGGTGCTGATTCTTGGCGGTTACGATAAGGACTGGCCTGACTTTAGGGAACATCCACAATTAGAATTCTGGTCTGGTGATTCAGCTAGAGAGATAGGCGCTATACTTCGTAGGCATAACAACACTCTGCCTGCTAACACTAAGGCAGTTGTTATCTCACGCTTTGTTAGCCATACGCAAATGCAAGTGGTAATGAAGCAGGTTCGTTCTAGACAGCTTACAGTATTCCCTAATAAGAATACTGGTGAAGTCAAGCGCATTCTGAGTGAGATTATCAATGGTGTGCCTGCATTGGCAACTACTGAGTTCATCAATAAGCCTAGACTCAGTAACACTCTAACAGAATTACCTAAGCCGGGGCCAGTAGTTGCTGATACACCTGTTCCAGTAGAGACTAAGACTGAAACTAGAACAGTAGAAGTTCCTGTTGAAAGTAAGGCTGTTGAGAAGCCTGCTGAACGGTTAATCCATGCGCGGCCCGGAAGCATTAAGGCGTTAGTGCTTGAGTATGACCAGCCCGAACTTACACCAAAGAATAGTGCTTTGGTCATATTCCAGATTGCTAGGGACAAGAAGATAACAACTACGGTTAACTCTCTTGACCAAACTATTCGTCAGATTCGTAAGGAGAAAGGAACATTCGTTCCTACACGTAGTCCAAAGGCTCCAGCATTCTCCAAGGCTATTGAGGCTAAGGCTGCTCCTGTTACATGGAAAGAACTTAGAAAAGATGTAGAAAGAGAGGTAAAAACACCAGCAGACAATCTGGTTAGAGCATTCGATGATGCTATTGCGGCTCTACAACTGGTAAGGGAACTTACCATTAAACAACAAGCGGAGACTGAACAACTCAGAGCATACAAGGAGAGGATGCAGAAGCGACTCGCTACGCTTTTAAGTCCTGAGGAAAATGGCTAGCAAGAAACACATTCACAGGTATCAGCGTGCATTCATAGATAAGGAAAAGAAGTATCCTGTCTATCGATGCAACTTACCTAACTGCACACATTACTTAGCTAAGAGCTTAGTAAAGGGTAAGGAAGGGGTTTGTAATCGTTGTGGTAAGACAATGATTATGGGTCCATTACAGTTAACTCTGGCTAAACCTCATTGCCTCGATTGTGTAAAGCCAAAAGATGAAAAGAAACTTGCTGCAATTAGAGAAATTGTGGAAGCGATGGATTCATCTCGTGTATTGCAGGAAGAAATCGAGTGAGGTAGTTCGCCTAAAGGATGGTAAAGCATACGTAATGTGCCTAGACTGTAGTTGGCAGAGCCGTGGAATCAATATCGAGAGACAGAAGAAAGATAAAACATGCCCACATTAGAATCAGTAGACCCTAGTATCCTATTTGTAATGATGAAAGGAGAGCCAGGAACTAGAAAGTCTACATGCGCGCTTTCATTTCCTACTCCTCAGTATTGGTTTTCATGGGATAGGAAAATGAATGGTCTACTGATTCCTATGCGGAATTGGGGTATTGACCCTAAGCTCATAGTTTTCGATGATTACGATAACTATGATAAGGGTCGTATCAAGATGGAACAGTTGCAGGTTAACTGTCCATACAAGACTATCATTGTCGATTCAATCACAACAGCGGCTGATGCTTCATTACGACAGGTTCGTAAAGGTAAGGGCACAGCTAAGAAAGTCCACACTATACCTGTTGATGGACTTGAGGAGTTTAACGCTGAGGCTGCATCGCTTAGTGAGATGGTAGCACTATTAAAGGATATACATACCTTCCATAAGGTGAATGTAATCCTGATTGCTCATGTGCTTCAAGTAGATTACAAGAGTGTTACCGGCGAAACTCATATGAGTCGTACGATTGTAACAGCAGCTAAGAAGATAGCAGCAAAGATACCTGCCGTGTGTGGTGAAGTATATCATCATAACATGAAGAAGGGATTTGAGGCTGATGCTTCTGGTCAGTATGCATTGTTTACTGAGCATACTGGTGATGATTTTGCGCGAACTGCATTGCCACTAGACAGGGAAATTGTATTTGGAGGCGAACAACTATATGACAAATATCTGATGCCAGCAATCAAGAAACTACAACAAGCACCACAGATTGTAACTAAGTTCTGACTAGGAAAGTTATGATAATCCATGCGCGAGTTACTCGTATTGGCTTTGATGCTCTTGAGCGTGAAGAAGTGGTTATCAATGCCATCGATACTGATGATTGTAACCACATGTTCCTCAGCGTAACCTTCAAACAAGGAGAGAAACAACCATATGCATTAGGGCAAAAACTCACAGTTACCATTGAACCAACAGTCTCCCCGGAAACCAACTAACAGAAGGAAACAAGACAATGCCTATCATTCAATTCGGAGAAAAAGACCTGCTTCGTGGGAAGGTTGTTCTTCCTGCTTGGTATCGGATGCGTATCGACGAGATTGGTGAGGCTCCATCGAAAGATGGTGGCTCCCAAAACTACCCGGTAGCTGGAACCATTCTTCACAATGCTGATGATGGCTCTACGGACTTTGCCGGTGTGCCTATTGATTGGAACTTCAACAGCAAGGCTATTGGCTTTGCGGTTGGATTCCTTGAGGCATTTGGTGTGAAGGCTGAAGCGGGTAAGCGTTTCGACCTCAATAGCGCCGTAGGTAAGGAACTCGACGTATACGTTGAGAACGGCGAGTATCAGGGTCGAATCGTGAATCG